GCCGACAGGGCGATGATACGGCGCGTCAGCTGGAATCCCTTGTTCTCGTACCGACGAGCCTCGTCCGTAGCCTTGGACTGCGCTGCAAGGCCGTCTATGGCCCTCTGGAAGGCCTCCTGCTTCGACTTCATGTTCTGTGACCAGATGGTCATGAAGCCGCCCAACAGGCTGCTGCCAAGCATTGTGACAAGTTCTAGGGGGATTCCACCAAGCATTACGAGACTGCCTTCTTCAGGTATTCAACGTCCTTTTTCAGGGCTTCTACCTCCCTGTGACGTCGCTCCATTGTATCAGGGGACATCATACCAGCCAATATCCCCATCCGTTGCAGCATTGAGTCGGTGTTGTTGTCGTTCTTATCGAGTCGATTATCCAGCTGTCGCAGCCGGGTTTCGATGTCCTTTATTTGTTCTGTTAATTGTTTTATTTGTTGTCGAGCAATAGCGGCTGCGGAGACCACCGACACGAGCGTTCCGCCCAATGTCAACAGCATACGCAGGTCTATGTCCATTCATGTCTCCAAGTCTCGAAAGTCTATCTGTGTCATCAGGACATTGTTCACGAGCAAACACTGAAGCACGTGAGTCACTTCAGACATATTAAGTTGGCCTACGAGGTAGTCTTCTGACGTGCTGTCTTTGTTAAAGGTTATCACAATCATGCCGTCAACCTGTTCAGAGGCTACCTTGGCCGACACTATGCTAAGACACTCTGCCATGGTACGCAAAGCCTCGGCACTGTCCTCCTCGGCGCTGGGAATCTGCTGCTTCCCCTTTAGGTAGACTACTTTATCCTTGTCATCACTCATCGGTATTTACTCTGCATGGGCCAGATTACGGGGCCGTTGACCTTTGTGGTCCGACGGAACGCCATGATGTTCGTCATCTCGACGGGCTGTTCAAACTGAAACCTGCCGTAGAGATGGTTCTTGTCGTACGGTACGACCTGTCGTTCCGATACAGGGCCGGTTACGCCACAGCCGCCCAGCATCTCGAAGCCATTGTCCCGGTAGAAGTCGGCATAGGCTGTGGGGCTGATGTTCCAGAACCCGTGGTTCACCATGTTGAGTGGATTTACATGGACGACAATGCCGCCATCAGGTCGAACAGCGGAAAGGATATTAGCAAATACCTGTCCGATGTTGAAGCAATGCTCGGCAGTACCGCCGTCAATAACGACATCATATTCTTCCTCCCAGTCAGCGGGATAGTTGAGATCAACGATACGCTCCGGACCACGCGCCTGAACAATATCGACATAGTCTACTTTCCGAAATCCTAGTTCATTGGTCAACACTTCTGTTGTGTCGTACACCGGGTGCGGCCAGTTGTGCCAAGACCGAATCTTGTCGGCGTCCTCCAGTTCTGTGTACTCACCGCCGATCAGTCCGGGATCGACGAGCAGGTCTGAGTAGCCCAGACACAGGCACGTCTTGTCCTTCGGTTCTATCTGCTGGAGCAGACGGTACGTCGTTGTCTCAATACCCACGGGCAACATCCTTCATGTCTCGTAGTTCGCGTATCTTGCGGTTCTTCCACGTCTCGGCGCAGAGCGTGTCCTCCCCGATGAACGACAGTTCCATATCCATGTCGGTCTTGTCAAACAGACGTTCACAATCCTGCGCCATGGCGAGTAGTTCGCCGGTCGTCCAGAACGGTTTGTCGTTGATCTTGACTGACAGATACTTCTCACGTTCCTTGCCGTCGTGACTGGTGATCTTGTCGTTCTTCTCCTCATCAGGCGGCTCCGGGAACGAACCGTCCAGCCCGATCATGGTTGCATCACGGAACCCGAGGGTGTGGAGCAGTCCGACGGCACGGGTTGCAGCACACGTGCCGCCCGTGATGTAGACAGTATCTGGATCGAGGGGGAAGTCCTCCTCGGAAGCGACACGCTGAATGGCGTTCGAGTAGGCGTGGAAGCCGATGATTGTCGCCCCCTTCTCGATCAGGTGTCGGGTAACTGACGGGTCTGTCATGGACGCGACAAAGAAGATCGTACGATTGTCGATGTTCTCGAACAGGTCTTTGCGGAGTACACCGTGCGTAGACTCGCCGTCGATGGGACGTGGGTCGAGGACAATACATCCCCACGGGACGATACCGGCCTCGTGCATCTTAGGTAGTGTGTGTTTGACGCAGAGGATATGACTCTTGCTGACAAACTTCCCGTCGTAATATTCCTGACGGAGGGTGTCGTAATCTACCGACGGTCCTGCCGATACCACCACTCCTCGTCCGTTATGGACTCGGCACCTTTCCACCCACTTCCCGATAAGTCCAGCGTTTTCCACGATGTTATTCTTGATATAATCATCCGGCATAGAGTCACGGGGCTGCACCATGATTGGAATTTCACGAGTGTCGGCAACGGGTCCATCTTTCTTTGCTCCCTTGAAATGCTCCATGCGTTCAGACAGCGGTGACGTATGGAATGCGTCAAGTGTTGTAGCATTAGGTGAAAGATTTTGCACTATCAGTCCATGGTTCTGGTGCAGGTTTATGATGCGCTGAAAGACAAAGCCGTCGTGCCATTCACGATAGCCACGAACTTCGAGTTTGTCGTAGGCCGAACGGACATCTTCCAGCACGTTGAAGGCTGCTTCACGGTCGGGCCAGAGGGCGAACCGCATGAAGGATGTCTCGGCATAGTCAGCAACGGGACGCTCCAGCAGAGTCACATCCGTCTCTGTGTCGATGAATGTGTCTAGCCAGTCAACAGTGACAGGACCAGTTGTGACGGTGTCTCCGTCGAGCCAGAGCAGACTGTACGGTGTCTGATCCTCGGGGTCCGAGACGAGGCTGCGACACGTCTCAGTGATGGCGTAGACCTTGTGACAGAACTTGACCACGTCCATGCGCCAGTTCGGTGGCTCGTAGTCTCCCATCCTGTTGCGGAACAGGATCAGTTCCGACACATCATTCAGGTTGTGGTAGCTGATATGATCTGCCTCGGGCAGACCGTTCTGCTCCAGCAGATCGAAGTCGTGGTACCAGACACGGATGTCAATGTCTTCGGACCAGTACCGAGCAACAGACTCCAGCATCCGTCGCCCATACTTCTCGAACCCGTCCTCGTTGAACGATGTTACCAGTACGTACTTGTTCATGGCTGAAGCCCTTCAAAATTTTGTGAGTCGCCAAGGTAGGTCAGCTGCCTGTGCAGATACTCCCACCACTCGGTGGAATATCGACAGTTGGTGTAGCCCGGATGTGTGGGCAGTCCGTGACTGAAGTGGATTCCTGCCGGTACCGTATTGGCATCGCTGACCCCCTCGATCCAATTCCATTGCGCGGGGAGACACCCGATCTCCGATTCATCTAGCCAGAAGAAATTGTGCAGACGTGTACCGGACGCACTGTTGACCACCTCGGTTGTCAGCTTGGAGTTGGACGGGTGGCTCATGTTGATCATCATCAGCGATGACCACAGCTTCCTGCTGTACTGACTCTGCTGTCGTCCGTCCATCTTGACTGCACCCTCCTCGGGTTGCCAGTCGAACTGGACAGTCATTACCGCTTTGTCGGGATTCCCTCGGGCGTAGTCGAACAGCTTGGTCAGGTCGTTCTGAAAGATAAAGTCCGAGTCACAGAACATGACCCAATCTTTGATTCCCATGCGACGGGCCAGTGGGATGGTACAGAACCGGGTAAATGAAAACTCCGTCGAAAATGGACGACCGTCTTCCTGATCCCAGAACTGACCGACTTCATCGACCGACCATTGACGGTCAAACAGATTGTCGGCTCGTAGTTTGCGGTGATTAAGGCCATGAATCTCCGCAACTTCATCACGGGTGTTCTCTCGAATCGACCCGGTACATGCGACGTAGGCCTCAACAGTGGAGGCGTCGTATCCAATGAATATATCCATGAGGACATAATCATCAGAGACGACAACCTTCACAAAGACTTTTTTTACTTACCTCTGGTGGCCGGATTCTCTTGGGCAAGTTTCTCAGCAGCCAGACGCTCACGATCCTCGGCAGTGTTTCCGAACTTGTCGATGGTCTGGTTACCCCAGCCGTAAATCTGTGGCTGACCGTATTCGTTGACCTCACCGGACGGCAGACCCAGAAAGGTGCTGATGCCCAGCATGATGGCAAGAACTAATTCTAACATTTACTTCTCCTTGGTTGACTTAACGTAGTCTCGATAGGCCTGTCGAATTTCCTCGACTGTGCGGCCACATCCTATGCAGTATTCTTTCTCCTCGTCAAGCCGACACGCGGCCTGACAAGTCTTACGCTGCGTTGAGATCGACAATTTCACATACTCCACCAACACAGGCCAGTGTCTGAGACCCTGCCGTGTTGTCTTCTGCCTCGTACTCACCCAGACGATTCCAGTCAATCATCTTGGGCATACGGTCCAGCAGTTCCTGATACGTCCCCTCGTCACAGTCCTGATAAGGTGCCTGTTGGTAGGTGTGATCAGAGTGTGGGAGGAAGCTGATGCCGCTGCATAGATCGAAGTTCTTGTAGACCCATGCACCAACCTCCAGCCACTCGTCATCACGGACGCTGATAGTCACCGACGGCTTGTGTTCGCACCAGCCGACAGCATAGGCCTTCCACAGTTCCAGCTGTTCGAGTGCGGTCATGTCGTTACGGGTCACCGCATACTCAGGCGAGGCCACCGGGAACGAGAAGACCATGGTCGATTCTGGATGGAATACCTCCGGCTCTGACGGGACACCCTCATCAATCATCAGCTGGGTCAGAGGGTCTTTCACATCACCACGAACAGTCCTTATGTAGTACGGGCTGTGTCGGGCATGGATACCGGACCCGGCATCGACAAGCTGCGAGACTGTGCCTGACGGCTTGACGCAGGTGATAGCAGCAGACTGCGGAATGTCCAGAATCTCGGCCCACTCCTTGTTGGTGTCCACAGCAATCTGTCGGAGTTCAGCCAGAACCTCCGGGTCGGGGTGACTGGTTACCACGGCGTCCATGATGCCTGTCAGGCTGACACCGAGTAGACGTTCCTCCTCCGTGTTCTTCGTCCAGATACGACGCAGGTAGGGGAACTTGGTATAGGTAGACTGGACGGTGCCAAGGATCGTGGCAAGACGTACCTTCTTCTTCAACGACTCGACGGTATCGGTGGACCGGACGACACACTCTGTCAGATTGCAGAACTGATTGTTGCGGAGAATGATCTCCGAACACGGGTTCGTCCCCCACTCGTGACCTGCCTGACGACGACCATGGGTCTCGACATGCTTATCAGCAGCGTATCGGGCGAAGATGCCACGCTCACCAGACTTGGATTCGACCAGTGCTGTCCACTCACGGAGAAAGGACTCGACATCCGGCTTCTCGGTGTAGACCACGGAGTTGTTTGCCAGTGCCCGTTGTGCGTTCTGCTCCCACCACTGACCAGACTTGGCATGACGCATCCGGTCGTCGGACAGATTGGACAGGCTGATCATGGCCGAACGTCGGACACCGCCGACGACAACGATGTCACCGATCTTGCACATCACGTCGTGACACTCGATGCTGTTCAGCTTTCGACCCACCGCACCACGGAAGACGTTGATGGTAAACCGGAAGAGATCAACCAGCGGCTCCGGACCCGAGGCACGGCCACCGAATGTCTTCAGCTTGGCACCGGACGGACGGACTTTCGAGACATCCCACTTCGGAATCTCCCCGGAGTAGAGCATGGCAATGACCTTGCGGTACGCCTTCGCCCAGCCTTCCTTCGAGTCGTGGACAACGATGGTGTCCTCGGAGTCGAACAGCTGATCAGGAACCTCCGGCAGCTTGGCGATGTGCTGACGCTCGACAGAGAAGCCAACGCCTGTCCCGCACAGCAGGATCATCATGGCCTCATCGAACGCCTTCATGTCGTCCACTGCAAGGTACGAGCAGTTGTATCCGGCAGTGTTGTCGCGGTCTAGGGCAGGTCCGGCAGTCATCATCATACGCATCGACGGCATGATGGACAGTGACAGGATAGCCTCGCGCAGTTCTTCTATCACAGCCTCGTCGTCGATCCGACGTGCAACGACGTTGTCTACATAACGATCCACCGTCTCAGACCACGTCTCTCTACGGCCCTCCTCGGGAAGCCATCGGGCATAGCGGGACAGGGCAATGAACTGCTGGTACTGGGTGGGTAGGTGGTTGGACAACATTAGTTTATCTCCGGCACGGTGAAGCGCAGGTTAGACCTGACTTGATAGATTTTCTGACGGCCAACTGTTTCTTCCTCCACCCAGACACGGACGTTAGGAGTACCACGGTCGGCATAGTAATTTTTGATTTTATGCACGAGCCGCTGACTCGCCAATTTGCTTTTGAGATAGTCCTGTGGTTCAGCCATTATTTTCCTCCAGTGCTGCCCATGATACGGGAAATAGTTGTTTCATCTCACGACTGATATCCAGAGCAATACGTTCTGTCTCGGCCTGTGCATCGTCGGAGACTCGAAGGCGGCAGACACGAGACCACGCCGCCAGACTTCCGGTCCAGTACCACTCAGTCATCATCGACTGCGGCAGTACCATCCGGGCCTGTTCCGGGGCGACACCCATCTCAAGCAGGATGCCGTAGGTCTTACTGATGTTGTGGATCGCTGACTCATACACCTTCCACGCCTGACGCATATCAGGAATCATGTCGTGCTTGTCCGATCCCTGCTTCTTGTCCTGAGATCGTGGACGCCACGAGGACGGACTGAAGAAGCGAGGCGGGTCGTCCACGTATCGACGTGACACCTCGTTCCAGACCAGTCCGACCTGATGCTTGACGAGTTGTCGGGCAACGAAGATGGGTGCCTCAATATGGAAGGTTGCCTGTGCGTGACCGAACGGTGTCCAGTGATTGTGCCGTGCCAGATACTGGATCAGCTTCTCGTTCTGGGCTTCTGTGTAGTTGTCTGCCGTCTTGGCAAACGACACACGCGCAGCATCGACAACAGTTTTATCGTTGCCCATTGAGTTTATGAGAGTAACTTGCATAGTTTTCCGATGAGTTAGTGAAGGTTAGTACTTACCACGCTTTCGAGCGATTGTCGAGCGACGGCCAATCTTTTTCGAGTGGCGATGTCCTGCGGGAAATGTCCGACGTTTTGTCTTGGTCTGTACGACTCGTGTTTCTACTTTCTTTGCCATGTTATGCCGGTGTGTAGATGATCTCCGAACCTACGCGGTGCGGATGATAGTCAAATTTAAAAGATGACAGGGCCATGTTGATAGCATCAGCCACTGCTCCGTACGATACGCCGTTACCCTTCACCTCAAGGCAGAGGACAGGACGGTGGCGTTCGATGGTGTCCTTTGCCCCGCGCAATACGGCAGGTTCGTGTCCCTCTGCGTCGATCTTCAGGAAGTCTAGTTCGGGAAGGTCGAGTGTGTCAATGGTGACAACCTTGACGAAGTAGGCAGTTCCGTCTGCCTTCTGCCCCGGCGCGGCTAGTGACCACATGCCGGAGTTGCCCTTCCTGTTGTGAACCAGTGTCATCATGTCGTCTGTCCACGATGCACCTTCGTTGCGGAGTACCACGTTGTCGAGATCGTCGGTGTTCCGGGTAAGACAATCAAAGTTCTCAGGGTTAGGCTCCATCGCCCAGACCGTGTCAAACTCCTCGGCAAGGTGTCGTGTCCAGATGCCGACATGGGCACCGACGTCGAGGGCCAGACGCCGATGCTTGGTCAGGCCGAAGGCTACCCGCCGTGTCCCGATCTCATAATCAGGACCGGCAAAGTGTGTGTCTGAATCCGGGAGCCAGAGGCCGTTGACCTGCTTCATAGATACTCTTCCCGGAACTCGAACTGACCCTGCCGTTGTTCTTTCTCCAGTCGGGCAATCTCACGCTCGACGTACCACTTAATTTTGTTCAGGTCGTAGAGCGTTGTCGCCCCGTCCTTACGGCCCAGACGGTAACATGCCTTGAAGATGTTACCGACGCTGAAGTTCATCTCCCGATACTCGATCAGGTCTTGTAGTTCAGCTGCGCCGGGTGGTAGTTCGTAGTAGCTGGTGGACCAGCCGTCTGATTTAACTGTGGTTGAGGATGGCATTGATTTTCTTTCTGATGAAGCTGACTTCGCCTGTGTTGATGACCTGATGGGCAAAGGACCGGACATGACTGTAGTCGATCCCGGCCAGATCGCAGACGGTGATGAAGTCTGTTGCTGTAACTCCCGTTGTTGCGAAGAGCCACGCCTGTGCCCTGTTCCGTTCGAGGACTGCTTCTGCTGACTCATTCTCTGCCTCTGGTTTGGTTGCGTCGAGCATGGCCTGAAAGATAACGGCCATGAAGAGGAGCCGGTGTGGATCACCGGCAGGTGTATCTGACAATACCTCTAACTTCTCTTCGAGGTCAACGGAAATCTTCGAGGACACGGCTCATAACTTTCTTTTTTTGCTTGGCCGTCATGAACTCCTTCGGGATGAACCGGATTTTGTCGATGAATCGATTGTAGAACAGTCGTTCGTCGTCTTCTAGTTCCTCTGTTAGGACATTGCAGACATGCTGAAGATGCGTCTCGCCGTAGACCAGTCCGCCTCTTGTATTGAACTCGGCAAGTATCTCGAAATGAAAGTTACACTTGCCTTGTCGATTGATATCTTCGTTGAGGGTACGTGATGAGGATGTGTAGGTACGCCAGTCTGATGGTCGTGTCCGCACACCCTTTCGATACTGGTGATACTGCTTCTTGCCTATGTATCTCTGGCCTGTCAGCAGATTGACAATAAGATAGACAAAGCCGAAGGAGTTATCCGGGTCGAGTCGTAGTCGTGATGGGTTCTTCCAATGTCCTCTACCGGACGACTTCTTCGACATTTGGTGTCTTTGCTACATGGGTTAGGTACTTCACTCCGTTGGCGTATCGGAATCCTCGGAGTCCTGCGCCGCCGTTTGCATCGGCCCAGCATTCAACTTTGTGGTCGCAGAACGTGCAACCCTTCGCCAGTCCGAGGTTGCCCGACTTCCCGTCTGGGACCGGATCGTGACATCGAGCAGGTGGCGTATCAGAAGACAGGACGGTTTTGACATGGGAGACCCGCTCCTCTGCATTGATCATGTGGTTGCCAGAGACGGTGCAGATTTGAATCTCACCGGACTCTTTATTGATGGCAAGGAAGGCAGCACGATCATCACCACACGCCTGTGCGTAGCCGCTGATCTGCCCGATGTATCCGAAGGGGTCGTCCATGGCAAGGGTCAGGGCATCCTCGAACTTCTTCATACCGTACCGTGATGCTGTCTTCACGTCGGTGACGACCCCGTCGATCCGGGCATCCATGTGTCCCTTGATACCGCCGATCTCGATCTCGCGCTGCTCGTCCTCGACCGAGTGCCCTGCCTCTTTGATCAGAAACAGGATCAGAGCCTCCATCAGATGGCCCATCAGGAACTTGATGCGTAGACTGTACGGCATTCCAGAATTGGGTGACGGCTTGTTGATGTCGTACCATAGCTGACGGTCGGGCCGTCCCATGTTCGACATCCGAAGTGTCTTAGGTTTCTTGGCCGGTTCGGAGATAGATCGAAGAACAGCTTCGCGCATATCCGACAGCATGGTCTCGACGTTCCGGGGATTAGGGTCGGTGATCCCCAGATCGAACATCATCTGTAGGTCTTGTGGAATGTCTTCGATACGTTTGATGGTACTGCCTCCTCTGAATTAGGTGGGGGTGGATAACGGGTACCCCCGGACCCGGACTACTAGGCGGAGAACGATGCCCCGTTCCCGATTGCTGCAAGTTCAGCCATCGGGTCTGGTGCTGACCCTGCATACTGCACAAGATCAACAACCTGAACCGCATTGAAACGGGCCGAGGTCGTGCCGTACTTCTTGGAGTGTGATGCGAAGTACACCACGTTCACCGTAGAGCCGTTACCGATGAGGGTACTCTTCGGAATGGCGTTCATCTCGGCGTCAACAACACGAGGCTCGAACGGAACCTCGATCCGATCACCGTCGGGATCGTCGGGATTGTTTTCCCAGACAACCGGCGGGTGCTTGAAGGTAATACACGGGGTGTAATCCTTCTTCGCATGATCGTGGACGATCTTGTCGGCCAGACCTTGGGCGGTCAGTTCGGCAATGTCGTCAACCGACAACGGACCAATATCGACTGAGTACTGGTAGTTGTCGGGGTACTTCGGGCTATTGGCGGCTTCGTGTACCTTGGCCCAGTGAGCAGTTCCGGTAAGTGTAGGCATGATGTTTTCCTTTAGGTTTCTGGGGGTGTGCGAAGCCCCTC